GTAAAAGTAGCGGCAACTTCGCTGTCTAAGAAATACTTAATGTTATTGTTGTAGTCAGTAACGTTAAAGTTCGGTGGTGGGTTACTAGAAACCCTAAATACATTACTCATAGTTTAATCCTTTTTAGTTTCACATACGGTTTTTAGCCGTAACATACTATCACACCAACTTTTAATAACCATCGCATTAGGCGCATTCGTATCTATTATTTGATGTAAATCAGTTGATATAGATATGCGCAAAGCGTTAGAACGATTCCGCTGCACTTCGTGTATAATGTAAGCGGGAAATATAACTAACTTTCCAGAAACAGGCGTGATGTGTTTATGAGGTAGAATTGAAAAATCGTTATTGATAAATGAACCGTCAGAACTAATATGACCGCCTTGCATCATAAATACAATATCACCACTCGTCTCTTCTGCTTGCACGTAATACGTGGCAGTTAGAGAGCAATCGTTATGACCGTGCGCTTCAATGCCTTCGCCAGGACCTTTTACATTTATCCAGCCGCCAGAAAAATCCATTTTAAGATTTAGCTCATTTACTTCAGAGATATCGCCGCATACTGATTGATAACACTTAGCAAGAATATATTCTTTTAAAGTATTTAGATGAGGTCTATCATAATCCCATAAACTCAATTTACCGTAGGTGCCATCCTTAGCGATGCTTTGTCCAATCTCATACACTTCTTGTAGGAGTGCTTTATTGAACGCAGCATCGAAAGGAGATTGATACTCCCAAACTGGGCTCAACCACCAGTTAGATCGTTCCATATTAGGCCGTTGCTTTCTTTAGCTTTGCAGAAATAGTAGATAAAAGAGCGTTAGCACGCACAACAGCGCTAGCTGTCCAATGGCTACCGTAGAAAGCTGCCCACATGGCGAGCAACACAGGTAGACGATGACGGCGATCACGCTCACGAACGCGCGGCAGTTTGTCTAAGAAGCGGCAAATAGGAACGCCAATGGCCATAAGCACCTTACCATGAAGATTGTCTTCACGCAATGCGCCCATCTTGAAAGCCATATGCTCTGCCCAAGGAATACCCATCTTAGTTGCCATCTTGCGAGTCAACTCTTTTTGAGCTTCTACGCGCTTTTCTTTATCGCGAATCCAAAACATGAAGTCAGGACCTTTGCCGTCCATCCATGCTGTAACGATGCGTGCCCAGCGAATGTAGCCACGATAGACTACCTTGTCGTTCTTGAACAACCACTTACCGTAGGCCTGGTCTGCTGCAAAGATTGCAGGAGCCATCGCACCAATGTCGTAGAGTTTAGAGCAGATAATCTTAGAGCAGTTACATGCGCAGTTACAATTATATGAAACTTCACCGGTAGTACAGTTATATGTACAAGCGCAGTTAGTGCCAACTTGCAAGAACGGCTGTGGGTCGCAGTTTACGCAATCCACGCCACCTGCAATGTAGCAGTTCGTACATTGAATGTTACCGCAGTTACAATCCGTCGTGCAGTTGCCGTTTGCGCAGTTACCTTCAGTCGTGTTTTGGAAATAACTCATGCCATAAAACACTGACATATTTGGAATAGCAGGTCGAACAGCAGGTTTAATCTGATTATTCAAGAAGCTAAGTGATGTTGTATAAGTCGGAGCCTGTCCTATTTCGGTGCTGATATTACTAAAAGCAATTGGCCCACTAGATTGGATTGTCATAGGCGACCTCCGATTTAGAGTAGATAGGAACGTTATCGACTACCTCTGCGATGTGATTCACAATTTTGATAGGGATAACCTTACGAACGGACTCTTCTTTGTGCTCAAACAACGTACCAAATACATCTTGACGTTCCAAAGGTAAGTCATCATTTTTAATATGGATTGGAATATATCCAGTCATCTTTTGAAATGCTAAAGCAAAGTGTGCAACGTTGTCTGAATACGCGTTAGCGCATGAAATCTTCCAGAACTTATTGTCTAAGAACATGCAAGCACCTTTACAAAGATGCAAGACAGGACACTTAGGACATTCTTCGCGTTTAGCCCAATGAGTAGACGTTGTTATAGAGACGTTATCGAAATCGTCAAGAGACCCGCCTAAGTGGGACTCCCCGTTTTTAGACGTTTCTACAGCGCTCACGTTTTGGCAGGTAATCACGTTACCGTGTAAATCTACTGCCATTACGTCATCTTGATCCATACCACATTTTTGAGGCAATGTGGAAGCGTGTTTCTGTGACAGCACGTCGGTAGTAAAAGCGTTGATTTTATCTAATTGCATTTTAAACGCAATATCGCCATCAGTTGTAAAGATGTCAGAAAACGCTAATCGTCTAAACTCGAAATGGTCTTGTTTAGTAAGTAACGAATTAGTAATTCCATCTTCATCATACGCATCTACAATACCGCCTTCACCTAACGAAATGTTAGGGTCACCTGTTAATTCTCTAAACCAATCTGAAATGGCCTTACGGCTCTTATTCTTTGCAGATAACATAGAGTTAAAGCTAATACCTTTATTAAGGCGCGTCATCATACGATAAAAGCCTAATAAACGTTTCTTTGTTTCAGGATCGTCGAATGGGTCTGGACCGCGAACTGCTTGGCCAGGACCGTCATGCGAGATCGATACTGAGAAATCCATCATCATCAACCAGTCGATCATCTCATCAGTGAGAATCGAACCGTTTGTAATCATCGCGAATTTAGGTTGGCGCTTCCAATCCTTGAATTTCTCACGAATTGCCTCAGCAAGAGGTTTGAGAGTTTTCCAATAGACTAAAGGCTCACCGCCCCAAAACTCGACTTTGAGACCTTTTTCTTCAGTGATATCTAAGACGTCCAATTTCTTCATGAAATCGGCAATGTCTTTAGGAGACGTCGAATCGGCGCGCTCAACAAACTTCTGAGAGCAGTAATCACAAGAGTAATTACAACCTAATCCTAACTGAATCTTTAGAAAGCCAATTTGCTTCGACTTCTTGAGTGGCTCATCCTTGCTAAAGGTTGTAGCAGGAGTAGAGTTGTCCGCTCTTTTATCAGGAAACGCGTATAACAATCCTGTTTCGTCCGTCAAGACGTTTGTCATGTTATCGTAAAAGAATGTGCGTTGATCGTTTGCTGACTTTTCAGCTAAAATTTCGAATACTGCCAATTTATATCTCCTAATTAGACGATCATAGAATCGACGTCTGTAAGCATTAATGAATTATCGCTGAGTAGATACGTACTCATGGCGAGGGCAACAAGAGGGTCTATCCTCTGTGAAGATTTGGATTTATCTAACTTGCGATTTCCAGTAGGATCGGATATCACGATAGCATTAGATGCGGCCATGTTTAATAGCGGGTGGTTAGCGTGGTGTAGAGTCTTTTGTAACAAAAGTGATTCTAGACCTTCTAGTCTCAAAGAGAAATCCTTGAAACCTTGTCCCACCGGGATCCATTCGGCTTCTTGAGCGAATCCAGTCTTTTCTGCGGCTACCTTGAAATCGTCAATACGCCACCGGTCAAAACTTAGCGATGCTATATTCCAACCTTGAGTGCGTGTTGCTAACTCTTGAGCAATCATCTCGTAATTCAAATGAGCGCCAGGTAGAGCATATATAAATCCATCACGTACCCATTGGTCGTAAGGAACGCGGTCAGTTTGACTGCGATCATCGAGACCGTCAAGCGGTGTAAAGATAAACGGCATGGAATGTATATGACCTGTGATAGGGTCTCTAACAGAAGCTACAGCGGCAGTTAAGTCGTTCCTTGCGGATAAGTCAAGTCCAAAGTGGACAGGCTCTGTTTCAAAGAGACGCATTTCGAATGGTTGCCCACACTCTTTCCAAACACTAGGTGAGACAAATAGAGTAAGCAAAGACACTCGTTGATTGAGTAGCAGGTTGCGGGCGGCCGCCTCGGAGGCAGGCATACGCGCAGCCTTTTCAAGTTGTTGACGTAAGTCGTCTTTTGAGCGGAATACGCCAAGCGCAGGGTTAGCTTTAATCCATTGAGACTCGTCAAGTAAATCACAATCCTTCTCGGCCTCGTAAACGTGGCAAACAGTAGTTGGATCGATAGAGCGAGTCGCATCGTCAATCCACATACTCAGCATGTCAGAGTCTGACGCCGCTTGAGTGGAAATAACGAATAATAGAGGATCTTTATGCGCACCCTGAGAGGTAGTAATAGCTTCAATAAAGGAGTCACGAGGGCCGATACATTGTCCTGTTTCATCAAGAACGGCGATGTAAGGTGATAAACCTTGTGAAGTCGAACCGTCTTTAGCAAGCGCCTTGTATTCCGTATTAGTTGCAATACCTTTGAGACGTTTTCCAGATGGTATGACTTGGCACCGCTTAGCCATGTTTGGATTGAGCGATACCATCTTTGACATTGCTGTAAAGAGAATCGCAGCCTGCTCGCGCGATTGAGCGCCAGATACGATCTGAGCGTTCTTAGGAGCGAGTGGTCCAATGATAGAAGCTAAGACTAGTGGCGCAATAATCGTTGATTTGCCGTTTTTACGGGCAATCGAGAGAATGGCGGTTTTAGTAAGTCTTTCACCTATATCGTTTTTATTATCATACACAGCGCGGATGAAAGCGCGTTGAAATGGAAGAAGTACGATTGGCTTGCCTACGAGAGCGCCTTCAGGCACTTTGCATTCCTTGTGGACAAACTGCATTACCTTTTCAGCGTCAGTTAGTTTGTCCCATGGGATTTTAGTAAAATCGCGATCCCTAAGGATTGGGCCACTTTTGATGGCGGCATGCACTTCTGGTGGAAAATCGTACCACTCTTCGGTGGTGTAATCTATCATAAATCTATCCAAGTATGTTTATATCCAGTCAATGTTTCGTAGCGACCCGTCCACGTTCCGCAGGTAATCTTACCGTCGTCAAGCGACATCACCTTTCGGACAGACTTTAATTGAGCAGCCTTTAGCGCTCCATTTTCTACGGACTTAGTGCCGCCTTTACTAGCACGAGCGAGCTTTGCTTCTTTTGACTGATTGGCGTAACCTTTCTTACCCGCTCTCGAGCGAGCGGAGAGACCTTCAGGAGTATTTGCGTATTCTCTTAATTTACGAGAAACGTTTTCTCGGTGAATATCGCACTCCCACATCCTTTTTGAAAGGTCAGACTGAATTTGGGATATCTCACTCGGCGATAATCGCATACGGAGTGAAATCATCTTGCACGCTCCAAAATCGCCTTGGGCGTAATGGATGGCATAATGCTCGTCTATAGTAACGAGTTTAAAATTGTCAAGGCGGTTATCCGAGTGATTACCGTTTATATGGTGAATCTCGTAACTACGGCCTTGAAAATCTTTAGGAATTGGACCAAACGCGTCGGCCCACATTTTACGATACTTTTTATTTTCTTTTGTTTCTTTGGACATTTGTCATCCTGGTTATTGGGTCACTTGGCACTCTTGCACGTGCTTGGCACTCTTATGCGGGGTATGACCACTCACTGTCTTTAGGAAAGCCATCGGCTCCGATAAAGGGTCGTGCTTTATAGTCAGCTGATCGTCCTAAGGACGTGTCGGCCTTTGAGTGGCAATATGGGCATAACGTTCTTAGATTATTCAGATCAAGGGCTAAATGTGGGAATTGCTTGCGAGGTTTTATATGGTCGACTTGCATTCTAGCCATTGTCTTATGACAAATAACGCAAAACCCGTGGTCTCGTTTTAAAACGATTTTACGGACATTGCGCCATGCTGAAGAGGCATAAAATGGATCGGCGGTATTCTTTGGCATACGCTAGGACTCCGCCTTAGTTTGCTTAGTTGGCATAAAGATCGGTAACATCAGTTAGCATGTCGTGGATTTGTTGGTGGGCTTTAGCTGAGCCGTTGAAACGGTTAGCCTGGCCATGCAATTGAGATGGTGTGAGTTGTAAAGTCGTTTGTAAGGCACGGATCACCGGGACTTTGGCATTTGCCATACGGTGATACTTCTCAGCAAGTTTGAGATCGTGGTCTAAAGCTGCTTTAATCTCTAGCCGATTGTAGTGAGAAGCCAGGTAGATACTTTCACATAAAAGCTTGAGTTCTTCTATATACACTTCGTTCCACCACTGCACTGGGCGTAAAGGAATGGCAATTTCTATCAATCTTTGCACTGGACCAGGCGTACCACGCTTAATGGCATCGATAGACGGCTGTAAAGCCACAGCTGCGGCGTAGGCACTTGTCATGCCGTCGTCAGTGTTAACTTTTGGTGCATCAATCATAAAAACTCCATTGAGCGCGCGTGCGGTGTTATCGCGTGCACGGGTGTTAGAAAAGTCGTTTAGAATCAAATACTTGTATGACTGAGCGTGTGTCGTGGCCCGGAGAAGCAGACGCAGATGAAAAAGACTCACACGCGATTACGAGCCGGTTCATCCAAATTCATCTATAGCCCCAACTCATTTCTGAGTGCATAGGCGCTAACAATTAAATTATAGGACGGACCGGCTAGGTAAAGACAGCGATACAGCAGTAACTACATTACACACTCACTCGCTTACGAGGTGGGCGTGGCGTGGGTATACATGTAAAGAAGCGGCGTTCCATATCATGTCACCTCGCTGGAGGTCAGGATAGGTACACCGTAGGTCGGAGTATACAGAACTATAAACATGGTCATGCCATGCCTTATCGCCTTTATATCCGAATACGGCGTCGTTAGACCGCATGTATACCAGATAATACAGCTTATTATTGCGGATTAGTAATTGAACAGAGTAAGTGCAGATCATGTCCTTCTTACCATTAGCGACAGCGTCTACATGTATAGACGGTCTGGTATAGAGCATGCTTGCCTGTCTACTACTCTTATCCGCCTGTAGAGCGGCTATAGCGGATTGATACTGGCTACCGTTATCAGCAGACCAGATACACCAACCATAATTACTATTTATACTACCGTCTGTACCTGCTATACTCTGCCAGATGGTAGGTATAGGAGCAGGTATATCGGTAACATATAGAGATTGACTCTTATACCAGTGTAGCTCTCTACTATTCCAGTCCTGATTAACAGTACCGAAGATAGACGCTTCATCAGCAATAAAAGAGGCGTTAATAATCTCTAACATACCGTTTTCATCAGGAGTAATTTCCTTGAAAGCTTTACGTATATCAGATATTTTATTAGTAGTATACAGCATTATTGATTATCCTTAAAAGGAGCTCCAGTAGTCGGACGATCATCACCCTGTTTATTAATGTAGGAGTGTTCGATCATAAACAATAAATTACAAGCGGCATGAGCCAAATGGCTTTTACCAGTTTCTTGGTCTAAATCTTCACCAGACCAGAATTGCATTAAATGCCTTTGTGCGGCGGCATAACATCTTGACCAGGCAATCATTTCACCTTCACGCCACGAGTTTGCACCGTACTTATCTGCACCGATAGTTAAAACCTCGGCAACATCTTTCATAGGGCGTATTGGTAGTAAATCTAGTCTAATCTTGCCAGAATCAAACTTTGGTGCTTTACCTTCAAAGAATTCAACTCTGTCGGTAGTTTCAATTTTACATTCTCTTAGTGTAGTATTCATAATAGTCTCAGATTGTGATAAATCGTAATTTATGCAAGGGCGATCTTCGCTCAGCAATGCTGCTAAACGTAGGTCTCTGGCGCTCCTTGCCTTCTCTTGCGCTCTCCAGCTCTCTTCCGCAATCTTGTTTCTCGCGATGTCGGCATCCATCTGGGCACGCTCAATATACTCTCCAAGAGTTATATCAGTGGTGTAATACTTGTCATGCTGTTTCGCCATAATACAATGCTCCGTATTTAGTATCTTGACGGCGGTCTTCAACGCCGGAATCAGCGTTTCCAGCTTTCTTGAGGACTGAACGATTGATTAGGATTTCTGCTAAGGCGTCCTCTGGTCCTACCCAACCTTCGGGTTTGACTAGGTCGGTGCCTTTGTATTCGGCACGATCTTTGTTACTTTTATGCGGATTGCTACCAGGCACTTTTGATAGGTTCGCCTGCATTACTGCGTCAAATCCTTCTGACATAGGCATACCCATACGATACATCGTACCGATAGTAAACACTAATAAATCTTGTAAGGCGTCATACTGGTCTACTAGAGTATCAGATTGGGCAAATTCTTCGATTTCTTCGAACAAACAAGCTATTCTGTAATTCTTCTCTTCTAGTGATAGATGTCTTGGCGGACCTTCGTAAGCCAGACCATACTTGACGTAGGCTTGGTGTAACTTCTGCTCAAATACGTTAGGTTTATTCATTGGTTTAGGTTATCTTTAGGTTATGTTATACATATACTTAGCAGGTCTTTGCTAGGACTTAGCTAAGTAGTTTATAGGATAATAATAGAACTATCTCCTACGATTCTCTCTAGCATCTCCTAAGGGTCTATAGGGTGTAATACATATCTTATAGACTCCTATAGGGATACTACTAGGGATATCTTTGGACCACCAGCCCTCTTAATAGGGATACTCAAGCTGGAATCAGCATGGAGTGCTGCTAAGCGGATATGTCGTGGCCATAAGGTGGGCGCAGATGTAGTGGTCGCTGAACTCCTGCATAAGATACTTCCTAATCTTCTCTTATGCCTTATCCTATACATCGTCTCTTGACGGATAGGAGCGCTCTATGATCCTGCCCATAGGAAAACCCCTGTTTTGGTTTATAGGGATACTCAAGTCACTGCCGTGAGTGATCCATGATACTATTGCACCGGTGCTGCCGGCGATCTATTACGTAAGTTATTGATTCTAAACGACTTTTCCCTATCGCTACTAGCGCATAAGCTATTGATTTGTATACCTTTTTTACTTGCAGCGTAAGCTATTGATTCTAAACGATATCTCTAGGCTGTCATGGAAGGTATACGGGTTATACCTCGAAAAGTCACCTAAGTTATTGATTTCAAACGAATTCCGGAAGAGAGACTAAGTTATTGATTCTAAACGACTTTTTACCTGACTGGTAGAAAAAACCAAAGAATCAATACGGGGTATACCTCTGGTGTCTAAAATAGGACCGGAATAGAAGAAAATGATAATTTAGCTGAAAAGACTGAATAATCTCACTTACTTATTATTAGTATTAATATATTATTAGAATTAACTGAATATCCTAACGGATAACTGGAATAATAAATAGAATAACTGAATATCCGCAAGGATAACTGGAATAATATGAATCGTGCGATTAACTGGAGATTATCTGAATCTTTATTATAAATTCATATTAACTTAAAGGATAAATATATTATGAAAAATCAAATTACTGTAACTCTTGTAGATAATAAATTCGTATTAACTGAAACAAGAACTGTTATTACTGAAACTGTATTAACTAACACAGATAATACTGGAGAATTAACTACGTTTATTTCTAACTCTGGATACAAATCCGCTAAATTTAGCGAAGATGCGAAATTAGAATTTAGACGCTTAGAGCGCGAAGCAAAGCTTGCTTACAAACTCAAAACCGATGTAAAACGTCAAGAACGTGAAGCGAAGAAAGCAGAACGTGTTGCCGCAGCGAAAGCTCGCGTAGAAGCACGTATTGCGAAACTTCAAGAGCGTCTTGGAGCGTTTACAGTATCAGCATAACTGATGAGTCCTTAATGGACGAAACTACCGAAAGGTAGTCTTATGCAATGTATAACATCGAGCCAGTGAGCCGCAGAACGATGTAAAAGTAATCGAACCGCTCCGTTTTGAGGACAACGTAAAAGTCCTCACTAAATTTAAAATTAAAGGAAAAGTATAATGAAATTTGCAACACATCTTGATAAAATATTAAAAGATAGAAATATCTACGATTTACTAGATACTGTATATAAATACGCGAAAAATGGAACACATATTAAAATATCAAAAACAATGGACTTAGTTAAATCTGTTGTTCCCATGAAATCTAACTCTGGAAAATCTACAGTTGGATACGACGTAACGTGGTATGTATTAGAAAACGGTAAACCAATTGAAGACAATGTATTACAATGGACCCAAACAGCGATTAATCGTCGCTCTACTGGTGATCTATATCGTAGAAAAGATAACATCTAACTGATGAGTCCGTAAGGACGAAACCACGAAAGTGGTCTTAGATTATTATTGAAAGGAAATTATTATGAATAAGAAACTATACAACGGTTTTAACCGTGCAGGGATGGTAAGCGCCATCCATATGGAGTGTGATACTTCAAGCTTTACTTATAAGCTCAACGATGACGAACTCATCAAAGCGTTTAAAGAAATCTTCGCTGGAAATGCAAATTTCCTAGCTGTGGAGGACTTATAATGTTTGAAATGAAATATTTGATCATTGTGATTGGATTAGTTTACTTTGGTATTGGATTAGACCAATACTTCAAAGGATCTTTACCAAACCTTATTGTCTATAGCGGCTACGCTTTTAGCAATATTGGTTTATTTTTATTAGCTAAATAAAGGAATTAAAAAATGGAATTAGCATTTTCTATCGTGTTTATCGCTGTTGTGATTGCCGCTGTATTGGGCTATATCGCAAACATCGTTAAACTTTTTTCACAAATGCAAGTGAACGGTAAAACAATTGCAAGAGCTTGTGGAGTATTTATATTCCCACTAGGAGCAATCTTAGGATGGTTCTAACTATCTAACTGACGAGTCGGGAACGACGAAACCACGAAAGTGGTCTTAGATTAAAAGGAAATATTATGAAAAAAGAATTTAAACCATACGATTTTATCGTAGAAATTAGTGAAAAGTGGTACACTGCTCAAGAGTTTCGCACTATTGTGGATTATGAAAATATCCTTAGTGGTCGTGAACTCGAAGAAACAGTTCTACTTGACACTCTAGTGTATGATCGTTGGAATATGGTTATGCCTATGACTAAACGTGCTCGTCTTTTGATGGACGATGGCACAGGTGAAATCAAAGAATGTGATCGCTTTAAGTATAAAATCAACTTTAATACTCGTCAAGAATTAGACGATGATTATGTTGTTGATCCACGTAATAGTAAAGGAAAATACTAATGGACTATAAAGAACCGAGTATTGGAGAGATCATTGGATGGGTAATCATCTTAATGGTCTTTTTCGCTTTTTTGTTTTTTGGCTTACACTTAGAAAGTAGAGGAATGTAATGACTGTAAAAGACACTATGATTTCATTGGCCCTTACGCAACTCCATACCGATCTCTATCGTATTTATGAGATATGGCTAGAAGTCGGAAACGGTGACATGAGCGTATTAGAGCAACGTATGGATAAAACTCGTGATGAGTTTATGGCTCGCACAAGTGGCCATTTAACGGAACAAGAGCAAACTCGCTTTTTCGTTAAAGCGTATGAAGATACGTTAATTGCTGTAACAAACGCAAGTTAAACTGATGAGTCCTTATTGGACGAAACCTCGTGAGAGGTCTTTAACACTTATTATGAAAAGGAATAATATGCCAAATAGTAACATACCTAACATGTCTTATTGCATGTTTGAAAATACCGAAAGCGCGCTTGAACAGTGTGTGGACGTTATGAGCGAAGCGTATGATGTAGAATCGCTTGATATGAATGAGCATGAGCGCGGCGCATTTCTGCGTATGAGAAATCTATGTAAAGATTTCTTAGCGTTTCATGACGAAATTTTAAATAACACAAAGGAATCATTATGAAAAGAAAATATATAACAGCATTTAATAAACTACAAAAGATGGGTTGTCCAGTGTATGAGCACTGCGATGATAATGGCAACTTTAGCATTTCTGCTGAAGAGGCTACGTCTTACTTATGGTGTGACTATTACGATGGATATCGAATTCCCGATTGGGAGTTTGGCGTAAGTCCTAAAATCACAGAGCTATTGCGCTCTAAAGGTCTATTTGCGGAATGGCAAAATCCAGGTCGCTTAGTGGTATTTGAAATTTAAAGGAAATTATATGACTGAACGATTTATTGTATTAAACCAAATCCGTACTCCTGATGGCACGATCTTACGCTCCATTAATCGACATGATTATCGCACTTACATCGATAAAAATGGTAAGGAATATATGGTGGATGGCGGCACTGACTACCTTCGTCGTAATATCCATGACGATGCTCCATATGACGAGCTATCTATTTATTCTGACGATTCTTTCGACGTGATCAGGAGAAGTTTGCATTGGGGCACCTACGGTCCCAAAGGTGACCAGCCTAAGCGCTACGTTGCGATGTCCGACATGTCAGACGATCACATTAAAGCGATCTTAGTCACACAGTCGCACGTGCAAGGCGATCTTCGCCGATGGTTTGAAACCGAACTTGCCGGTCGTAAGCAAGGTATTTATCAATCTATAAAGGAAACATTATGAATGTAAATGATTTTGAGATGCTAAATCGGCGCTATGCGATCGACATCAATCGCTTTCGCGATGGACAAGGATTGACAGTTGATTTATTCAACGCTCTCTTTGATTACTACTGCCAAGGCAATGAAATGCCTTATGGAGTGGCAAAGGCGAGAACAGGCGATCCATATGAGTGGATTGACTCTCACTTTGGCGATTTCTTAAAAGATTTCGATAACTCACCGTAACTGATGAGCCGTGTATTCGGCGAAACTATTGTTATGCAAATCAAACACTTGCACGACAGTAGTCTTACGGCCACCGTTGGAGCCGCCATTACGGCAAACAACGATCTTGTATCAGTCGACTCCCTTTGTTGACGAAATGCAAGCGCTTTTGACAGGTTGAGCGGTAATCAATCTGTCCTGTCCATGGATGTGTGTCCATGCTGATGAGTTCTAAAGAACGAAACAGTTTAATTATAAAAGGAAGAAAATGACAAAGAAGAATGTAAAACATTTACAGCATTCTATCTATTGGATTAAATATAAAGACGTTCCACAAGATATCTTCAAAGATGGATATGTTGGATGTTGTGTCGACTTGCCTAAACGCATTGGCGAGCATAGACGAGCTGGTAAGTATTTAACCTCTGATACAGAATTGATCGTAATTGCATCTGGTTCATATGATTCAATGTATGAGCTAGAAGCAATGTTACGACCATATCCATCAATTGGATGGAATGAGCGTGGTGGTGGACTCTATGGAAAACCATCTAAAGCTATGACTGAAAAGAATAAACAAACCAATAAGATAGCCCAAACGGGCGTCAATAATGGAATGTATGGTAAACGCCATTCAGATGAAACTCGCGCTAAACAGCGTAAGCCTAAATCAGAAGAGCATAAACAATCATTAAAGATTCGATCTCAGAATCCAGATTATTTAGCTAAATTGCGTAAACCAAAACCAAAAGAAGTATGCGTGGACTGTGGTAAGATTAGAACAAGAAACATATTTGTTCGCTATTACCAAGACTGTATGCCATATTTACAAACAACTTAATTAAGAAAGAACTTATTATGAAAGTAGTTAATAATCCACAAGTTTATTGTGAACCAGGAACATGGTACATTGGAGACCTTTGCTACGTATTAGACGCTTCTTGGGAAGCATTTTGTAAACTCACCATACGGGGTGAAGAATGTCTTGACGGCGGATTTCGATTTGCTGATGGACGTGAATTCGTTTCGTTTATGACTAAATGGGGCGACGGTACTTACCAAGATTCAGATGGATTTAACTATCCAGTGGATGCTGGCTTAATCGGCTGTGTTCGTGTTGAAGATATGGACGCTAAATTAGATGAAGCTATTAATGATGGTAGAGTACATGTGTTTACTAAACCGTTTGTATGCGAAAGAGTTGGTAATATTCTTTACTTCGGTAAAATTGCAATCGATCTTGACCCAGCTGATGAAGAGGAGTATGAATATGAGTAAATTGTTAGAGCAGCTTGAAAAAGAGCTTGGCCTTCCTGCATGGAAGATTTTAGAAATGCAAAGAGCAGAGATGGCTGATCCATCAGCTATGCGCATGAATTTCTTAAACGGTACGCTATACGCTACACATTACGCATACAGTGATATCAATCCGTATGAAGTATTGCGTGTTGTATCAGATAACTGTTTAGAGGTTCGGTCTATGAATCACGAAAACGATCCAGACGACATGCCAACGTTTGTGCCAGGCGGCTTTAGCGCCATCTGCACTCACTTCGGTAGCCGTGTAATCACAGTCGATCCTAAAGGTAGAGTGTTTAAGATTCGCCGTACAAAGCGTAATCCTGAACGTTGGACATATAAAGGCATGCGCTTTGCATTAGACAAAGAGCCGCGCGCTTACTATGACCATAACTTTTAAGGAGTGATATGAAACCTGAGCATCAAAAACATGCACATGTAATGGCTGATGCTATGTATCTTAAATTTATGTAAGATACGCTAGACTACGTCAGAGCCGCCACGGTCACTAAAGATGGCTTTGACGACATACACGAATGTATGAAAGTCGAGAATTATGCTATTACATTATTTGCAATTCAATTATTAAAGGAAATACATGATTATAAATAACAAAAAGCGAACAGAAAACTGGGTCGCTACGCTTCCTACACTCACCTCAGCAGAAGACCGACTGGCCTTAGCGGCCATTAAATCGTCTGTAAAGGCCATCAATATGCAGAATGCGCATCACGATTATCTTGCGTATGGCAAAGGATGGAGACAGTATAAGCGTTTCGATGCTGACTGTAACGAGCGCCGTATGCCTCGCTATCGTGTCACCATTAGAGCGCGTGGTCCAGTCAATGGATATAAGTATGGATGGGGCGGATATCTTAAACTCGCTGGCGGTAGCCGTTTCGATATCTACATTCACGAAAGACGCTAATGGCTAAATTTAAAATTCCAAAGAAATATTTAAAATATATTGCTGAAGATTCGATCGATGTTTATCACGATTTAGACTCGTCAACGTATTTTGTATGGCTACGCTATGGTTATTGTTATGACCATGAAAATAGTGGAAGCCATACTCAAGGATATGACTCACTTAATGAAGCCTTAGCTGGACTTGATAGCGTCTATCTTTGCAATTGCGATGACTGCGCTAAAGAGCCGCTTGGCACTCCAGTGGAGGACTTAATGAATGGCTAAATTTGTCGTTTATGAAACGAAAGAGAATGGTAAGGATTATGTCCTCGCCACGGTAGAAGGTATGGCAGCTGCCATGAAAGAGCTGAAGCGCCGTAAGAAGTTGGTCAAAGAAACCTCTGTTGTTGGTATGCAAGACAAAGAGATTTATTTATTTATTAAAAAACATCAAGAAAAGGAATTAAAGAAAAATGGCAACTAAACCTAACACAGTAAAGAAGCAAAAGAACGGTAACATTACTCGTAATGGTAAACCAAAACTTAAATCGTTAAGTGTTGCACAGATTGAGAAATTGATTGAGCAAGGTACACAAAAGAATGCAACCTCAAAGATTGGTCGTGCTATGGCCAAACTAAAGAATGCACTATGCCGTAAAGCAGCAATAGTTAACTGATGAGTCCATAAAGGACGAAACTATGTTCACAAATCGCCAAAGTTCATATTACTTGAACGAGTCGCTAAGTTGAACATAGTCTTAACTTATTATAAAGGAGAATATATGAGTAATAGTAAAGAATTTACGCCTATGTTGGCGTCTGTGTTTAATCCAGAAAAGTTGAAATTTCCTAAACTTGCATCACGTAAGTTGGATGGTATTCGCTGCATCGTTAGAGATGGCGTAGCGCTATCACGTAGTGGTAAGCCGATTCGCAATAAGTATATTCAAAGCGTCTTAGGACGTAAAGAATTTAACTGGTTGGATGGTGAGCTGATGGTTGGCGCACCTAACGACCCAAAGGCATTCTCCAACTCCACTTCAGGCGTAATGTCTGAAGAGGGTGAACCTGATTTCGTGTTCCACGTATTTGATATCGCCGCTGAAGGCGCAGGGTTTGAAACCCGGTTAGCGGTTGCTAAAAGCATCGTCACCAAAGCTAAAAGTAAACACTTAAAGATTGTAGAGCACGTTAAGATTAATAGTCTTGGCGCGTTAGATATTCTCGAAGAGAAGTTCCTCAATGAAGGCGTAGAAGGTGTAATGCTTCGCTCGCTTGACGGTCCTTATAAACTAGGACGCTCAAGTGTGACTGAAGGACACCTCTTAAAAGTGAAGCGATTTAGCGATGCCGAAGCCGAGATTATCGGATATGTAGAAGAAGTTACATCGAAAGATCGCAAGCCAAAGAACGCGCTTGGTAAATTCTTATGCCGTACGCCAGATGGAGTTGAGTTTGGCGTTGGCGGTGGATTTAGCCGAGAAGAGCGCATTAAGTTTTGGAAAGATAAGGATAAAATGATTGGGCAAATTGTTAAATATAAATACTTTAACATTGGTGTAATCACAGCTCCACGCTTTCCATCGTTCATTGGAATTCGTAGTCCAGACGATATGAGTTAAGGAGAAATATGAAACAAGTATATGCACATATCGATAATAACGATAAAGTATTTTGGCTTGGAAGCGGTGGACCTAGTAGACCTTACGAGGTTAAAGAGGTCCGTCGTAACGCTAAATGGAAGGCGCATATGAATGAGCATGGATTAAAGGAAGTGGTTATTCTTACTTCATTAATCGATGACGCAGATGCGCTTGCCTATGAAACGGCTTTATCAAAAGCATTGCGTGCTGCTGGAGAACCATTAGCAAACATTAAAGATGGCCAAACATTTATAATGGATAGTGAGACTAAAATTAAACTATCAAAAGCGCTTAAAGGTAAACCTGCTCCAATTAGAACTGAGGAGCACCGTAAGAATAATGGGATAGCGAATCGTGGTAAGAAGCGTACAGCCGAGCAAAAGGCGCGTATCGCGGAAGGTACACGAAAGGCGTTAGCAGCAAAGAAGTCTTAACAGGGACCGCTTGGCAGACGCCAAGTGGCCAACTGGCACATAAGTTATTGATTATAAAGGAGTTATAATTGGCAGGACCTCAAGGTAAAGCTATGGCCGTAGGCTCACATTGCGCTCGAAAGAACGTAAGCGTAGACGGCTTCACTAGGTATCCTGTGAAATCGCATAATCTCGAGCCATCCGGCGTTTACTTGAATAAAGTGAAAGCATGGATGCATGAGCATATGCCATGGGAAACACAACAATGGGAAAAGAAGTTTGGTGTCAAAGAATTCTGGCAGATGGTTAAGATTGAAATGACCGATTACTGCTTCGGATTTGAAGGCAATCAGGCGACTTATCTCTATATTAAATATAAAGGAGAGTTAGATGAATCTCAAGCGAAACCTCGTGGCGAAATACGCGGCAAGATTCGCTATAAGCAAGCCGATTCAGAGTAAGAAGCAGAAGTTGAAAAGTCGTAAAGTAAAACACAAACGGAGAATCGGATGAATATTTTCTTTCTTGACGCAGACCCAGTCAAGGCTGCTGAAATGCATTGCGACAAACACGTATGTAAGATGATTATCGAAACGGCTCAGATGATGAGCTCTGTCCAAGCTCGTTATGGACTAGAGAATCCGCCATACAAACCAACGCATCAAAAGCATCCATCAACGCTATGGTCAGGCGATAATACGCTTCACTACGCATGGCTAAGAGCATTAGGATTGAGCTTATGCCGTGAGTATACGAAGCGCTACAATAAAATCCATAAGACTGAAGCGATTATTAAAGGTCTATGGGTGGCGCCGCCTGGCATGCCTACAGGAGAGTGGAGTAATCCACCTCAATGTATGCCTGACGAGTGTAAGATGGACGACACCATAGACGCTTATCGCAAGTATTATATTATTGCTAAAGCGAAGTTTGCCAAATGGGCACACGCAACCAAGGCACCGCAATGGTGGCCTAAGCTTCAAACAATGTAACTGATGAGTCCTAATGGACGAAACGCCGTGAGGCGTCTTACATATTTATTAAAGGAGGGAATATGAGTTCAGTAAAAGAACAGATGTATGTCCTTCGGCGTGAGAAGGCTGTGCTAGAAGCGGATATGAGATCGCTAAAGGCACGCCGTGAGAATGCTCAACGTGCTAGTCGTCAAGCTATTGACGTTGGCACAGAGCCATTCTATTATCGCGTTGGAATGGATTTTCGTGGTCGACTTTACTACAAAGGCGCTCACCTAAATCCTCAAATGGGTGACGATGTAAAAGTCGTATTGACACTCGCTAATAAGAAGCCACTTGGAGTGGACGGCTATAAATGGCTAATGTGGGGAATTGCCTCATCTGCAGGATTCGATAAAGCAAACTTTAAAGCTAGATTCGATTGGGCATATGATCGTCGTGATATCATTCGCGATGCGGTTGAAAATCCTGCAAAATCAGACTTCTTTATCAACACTGTTATGAAGGATGGAGAGCCTGCGCTGTTTCTTCAACGCGCCAGTGAAATGGTTGCTGCAGAAGATAGTGGTAGCATTGCGACACATGAAACAAACATTACCATCGCAATGGATGCTACATGCTCAGGTTTGCAGATTCTCTCTGCAGTTGCTAAAGATCGTCAAGGCGGTAGTTTAGTCAACATCACAGCGACACCTGAAACGCAGACTGAAAAGGCCGACGTGTATGGCACAGTTGCTAAACTGATTCTTGAGAAGTATGCATTACTTCCAGAGAATTTCTTTGCACATTGGGTATGTTTAAATGGAATTCCAAGGCGCTTTACTAAGCGTCCTGTTATGACATTACCATATTCAGCTACTATTCGTAGCGCTATTGGCTACGTTCAGACAGAGTTGCAAGGTAACTCGGAGAAAGGTATTGCTCCTTATCCATTGCCTGCTTCAGAGGACGCTAGACGCAAACTTCAACTCTCCATTAAATCTCTTATGGGAAAAGATGAAGAAGGTGAAGTGCGATTAGACGATAACTCATTGTACTACGGTATGGCTACTATTATCGCTCGTGATATTCACGGCGTATGTAGAGAGACCATTCCTGCTGCAATGACGTTATTGGAATTCTTTAAGTCTACGCCAAAGAAGCTCTACGACCATGCTATCTGGAATACTCCAGACGGTATGCATGTAAAGCAGCGCTATGGTGTCGAAGAAGAGAGTCGCACAAAGTATACATTGACATGGGTTGACCAAGAAACTGGCGAAGTTTGTCAGAAATTGATTCAACGCCGGTATGCGTATATGGATCCAAGCGATCGTGATCGCTCCAAAGCATCTAATGGTATGCCGCCTAATTGGGTTCACTCATTAGATGGCACGCTGGTTCGTCGTGTAATGCTAACAGCTCCATTTGAAGTCATCAGTATTCATGACTCTTTTGCCGCACATCCAGCAGATTGCAGCGATTTAGCACGAATTCTTCGTGAACAGTTTGTATGGTTAGTTGAGCAAGAGCCGCTTCAGCGTCTAATTGAGCAATTAAACGCGCAAGTTGGAACTGAAGAGTTTAACGCTACGCCGCTTATGTTAAACACGTGGAATCCTAAAGAAGCGCTGGATTCTGAATTTCTATTTTGTTAGGAGCATATGAGTATACAACAACAAGAGTTAGAAAGAGAGGTAGCGAAACTTGCAAGAGACCGTTCTCTCGAAATCAAAGATAAACTAGATTCAATTTCAATTGAGTTTTCAAAAGAAATTATTGAACTTAGTTTTCATATCGATAAATGGAGAAAAATAGACCGTAAACCGCGAGAAGTTGAGCGTTTAGCCTATACGCATCTACTTGCTAATGTGCCCTCAATTATATTAGCTGAGAGCGTTATTAGAGCGATTTTTGAGGCATATTTAACAGTTGATATTGGCGCGCCGCTAACATATCAAATAGTGGTGAATAATAAGCTTATTCAACAACGCTTACGTAGCATTTTACCGGTAGAAGAAACGGCGATTCCAGTGCAATATAAGTTCTCAATTGTAGATGTATTAGTATCGCGAACGATTAGATATTTACCTGCCTTATTTATTGACGTTCCTAGTAAAAAGGTTGGAACAATGGATACAATCGATCTAACCGAAGCTGCGCAACAGCGACTTGGAAAAATCTCTATTCAAGAGATTATCACTGACGTTCCAATGCACTGTCCACCTACTCCGTGGATTTCTGTCTTTCATGGTGGATTTTTAACTCCTGAAATGCAGCGTGGAAATCCATTAATTGGCTCGCGATATCACGATTATAAGGAGCTGATTGCTGTTGATAAATCGCTTCAAAATAATCCTGAGATTTTACACTCTGTAAATAAAATGCAAAGCGTTGCTTTTAAAATTGATCCAAACTTTACTAAATATCAAAAGATTATCGATGATATTCGTAAAACAAAGATTAAAGAGATTCAAAATCAGATAGATGCTAAACGAGAGGCTATCCTAGCTCTTGAAAAGCAGCTTGAGGTTTGAGTATCCCTATTAGATAGACCGTAAGGGATATCATTTTTAACTAATTGGAGAAAGCCTAGATGGCAAAACTAAAAACCACAGTAACACCAAAAGGTGTATTGTCCTGGCCTTACATTGGTAAGCCAGACACGCGATACAATCCTGAAGGTGTGTATAAGACCAGCTTGATTGTACCAGCCGAGGCCGCTGAACCGCTGATGACTATGTGTAAAGACGCTTTTATTACCGAATACGGTGCAACAAAGATGGCTAAGGCAAATATGCCTTTCTCACCTGAGTTGGACGATCAAGGCCAAGAAACTGGGAATGTCGTATTTAAATTTAAGTCAAAGCGTGCACCTAAGTTATACGATGCCAAAGGCAAAGTAATTAACAAAGTGCTACAAGTATCGTCTGGTACGGTTGCGAAAGTTGCTACTGCAATTAATCCATACATGACTGGTATCAACGTTGGCGTTTCACTATATCTCAATGACGTTCAGATTATTGAATTAGTTGAGTACGGTGCAGGCGCTAAGTTTGAAGCCGAAGATGGATACGAAGCAGAAGACAACGGATCGACAGACGATGGCAAAGACTCGCCTGACTTCTAAACAACTTGCTATTAAATACGCATATCGTAGTGGGTTAGAAGAGAAGATTGCCGATCAGCTGACGAACTTAAACGTCTCCTTTACATTCGAAGAAACTGTATTGTATTATACTAAGCCAGAGCGTAAGCATCGCTATACGCCTGACTTTGTGTTATCCAATGGCATTATCATCGAAACTAAAGGTCGTTTCTTAACGACTGATCGACAGAAACATCTTCTTGTCAAAGAACAGAATCCCACTATGGATATTCGTTTCGTGTTCTCAAACTCGAACGCTCGTATCTCTAAATCATCTGCTACAACTTATGCAGATTGGTGTAGAAAACATGGCTTTCAGTTTGCGGATAAACTAATACCTGTTGAATGGATAAAGGAATAAGCAATGGAAGCGGAAGATAGTAAATTTCTACGACACGAACAATGCGAATCTTGCGGTTCGTCTGACGCAAAAGCTGTTTATAGCAATGGCTCTACCTTCTGTTTTTCATGTCAAGTATCGACGCGTAAAACGTCAGATAACAAAGTGCAAACTATGAACGCCACGACTCCACTTTTGAATCCGTATTTCGATGGACAAGTGGAACCATTGGCCGCTAGAGGTATTGCTGAAGCGACGTGTCAGAAGTATGGCGTTCGCAAAGGCCAACTCAACGGCAAAGTGGTCCATCTCTATCCTTACTACAAGGATGGACAAGTTGTCGCAGCAAAGACGCGCGATGCAGCCAAGAATTTCAATATTATTGGTGATGGCAAAGATTTGTCGTTCTTTGGTCAAAATCTATTTGGTAAGCCAAGCGATAAGATTTCGCTTGTAGTTACTGAAGGTGAAATTGACGCGCTATCAATGGCTCAGATTATGGGATTAAAATTCCCAGTCGTATCTGTGCCAAGCGGCGCTCAATCTGCTGTCAAAGCCTTTCGCAACAACATTGAATGGCTTGACGGTTGGAAAGACGTCGTTATCATGTTTGACAACGATGCGCCAGGTCGAGACGCTGCTCAGAAATGTGCAGAAGTCCTTAGACCAGGAAAAGCACGTATTGCATCATTGCCGTTGAAAGACGCTAATGACATGTTGATGGCTAAGCGCTCTGAAGAATTGATGAAATGCTTCTGGGATGCTAAGTCATTTAGACCTGATGGTATTATTGCAGGTGTGGACTTATGGGAAGTAATATCTCATGAAGATAATACATTATCTCTTGATTATCCATACGTTGCGCTAAATGAAAAGACACATGGATGTAGACGCGGTGAATTGGTCACAGTTACGGCTGGATCAGGCATCGGTAAGTCGGCGTTTATGCGTGAAATAGCCCATCATCTAATCGGTCTCGGTGAGACAGTCGGTATGGTGATGTTGGAAGAGTCCACAAGACGCACAGGCTTAGGTCTGATGGGTCTGGCGATTGATAAGCCACTACATCTATCTCGCGAAGGTGTTACGCCTTTAGAGATGAAAACGGCTTTTGATAAAACCTTAGGCACTGGTAGAGTATTTATGTATGACCACTTTGGCTCGTCCGAAGTTGACCATCTCATGAATAAACTCCGCTATATGGTAAAAGGTTTAAGTTGTAATTGGATTATCCTTGACCACCTATCTATTCTTGTATCAGGATTAGAAGGCATAGATGAGCGTAGACTCATCGATCAAGCTATGACAATGTTGCGCACGTTTGTTGAAGAAACTAAATGTGGTTTATTGTTAGTATCGCATCTCAAGCGACCAGATGGCAAGTCGCATGAAGAAGGCGGTGCCACGTCTCTTTCGCAGTTACGTGGAAGCCATGCAATCGCTCAACTAAGTGATATGGTTATTGGATTAGAGCGTAACCAACAATCAGACAACCCTAATGAAACCACTATTCGCGTCTTAAAAAACAGATTTAGTGGAGATACTGGCCTCGCTGGTACGCTTATATTTAATAAACTTACAGGGAGATTGACAGAAACGTTCGCCGATGTATCGTCGGATTTTAAGGAGTTTTAATGAAACTTTACAAACACCATATTATTCCTAGATGCATGGGTGGAAGTGATGAGCCTTCTAACATTCGCGAAGTCACTCATGAGGAGCATATTCAACTTCATAAAGAGTTAATGGAAAAGTATCCTCATGTTGCTGGATTAGCGGTTGCGTATCGAATGCTTAGTGGATTAAATGGTGATTTACTTCTAGCAGGAGCGGCATCAGGTGGTATTAAAGCGAAAGCCTTAAACCTAGGATGGCACACTGACGATGAGTCGCTATTATTCCAATGGCGCTCGTCGGCCGGTAAAGCCGCAGTCTTAACAGGTGCGCAGTCAAAAGCAGGATTAGCGTCTTCTAAGAAAGGAGTCGGGCTGCATAAGCCTGGACAACAGTCTAAGAATGCGCAGCGAGCTAACCGAAAGGTAATCTCGTTAGACGATGGTAAGGTTATCAATAACGCTAACCGTACTAAATATGAACGTAAGACCGGGTATATCCATACTTGGGTTGATTTATAATAACAATCTTTTGGAGAATTTTAAGATGAGCACAAATAACTATTTCGTAATCCGCGCAATCAAAGAAAAAGGCGTAGCAGCATCGTCCTATATTGCAAAGAAGTATAAAGTCAAAAACGTATCAGCCACTGTCTCTGCCTTGCGCAGACGTGGACATGAGATTGTAACACTCGCCGAAGGCTATGCATTGCCTTTCGGTACGCGCGATGAAGCAGCGAAATTAAGTAAGACTGCGCGCACTAAGATTGCTAAGGAATTTGGCTTAGTATAAAGTGTAGTTACTTCTTATAAACATTTCTTTGTATCTAACTAG